AGTGGCCGCAGTGCCACCTATGAAGCCAGCCGCAGTGAGGAAGCCAGCCACGCGGATATCGCATGGGCGACCATGCACGCCCTGTTAAACGAGCCACTTTCCGCCGGTAGCGGTATGCATTCAACCTCGATTCTGGATATCAACTAAGATGAAAAAACGCCAAAAGAAACAGCAAAAACAAACCAACATGACCGCCAGCGCACCGCAGAAAATGGAGGCGTTCACCTTTGGCGAGCCGTCACCCGTTCTGGATCGCCGCGATATTCTCGACTACGTCGAGTGCATCAATAACGGCAAATGGTACGAGCCGCCGGTCAACTTCTCCGGGCTGGCGAAAAGCCTGCGCGCCGCCGTGCATCACAGCTCACCGATTTACGTGAAGCGTAACATTTTGACGAGCACCTACATCCCGCACCCATTGCTGTCACGTCAGGATTTCAGCCGCCTTGTGCTCGATTATCTGGTGTTTGCCAACGGCTATCTTGAGAAGCGCATGAGCGTGACCGGCCAGCTCATGAAGCTTGAAACCTCCCCGGCCAAATACACCCGCAGGGGTGTCGAGGAGGATGTTTACTGGTACGTGTCGGATTTCTCGCACCCGCACCAGTTCGCCCCCGGCTCAGTCTGTCATCTGCTCGAGCCCGACATCAATCAGGAGCTCTACGGGATGCCGGAATACCTGAGCGCGCTTAATTCAGCCTGGCTGAATGAATCCGCCACGCTGTTTCGTCGCAAGTATTACCAGAATGGCGCGCACGCGGGTTACATCATGTACGTCACCGACGCGGCGCAGAGCAGCACCGACGTCGAGGCGCTGCGCTCCGCGATGCGCGACTCGAAAGGGCTCGGGAATTTCAAAAACCTGTTTTTCTATGCCCCGAACGGGAAACCGGACGGCATCAAGATTGTGCCACTGAGTGAAGTCGCCACGAAGGATGATTTTTTCAACATCAAAAAGGTGAGCGCCGCCGACCTGCTCGATGCGCACCGCGTACCGTTCCAGCTTATGGGCGGCAAGCCCGAGAATATTGGCTCAATGGGTGATATCGAGAAGGTGGCGCGGGTGTTTGTACGTAACGAACTGACGCCATTGCAGGAGCGTTTCAAGGAAATCAATGAATGGCTCGGTTTAGAGGTGATCCGCTTTAAGGATTACAACATCGAAACTGAGTAACCCCCGCCAGAATGCCGCCTCCGGGCGGCATCCCCTCAGAGCGAGCCAGACGCCACACACGCGGCGTAACCACGCCAGCACCTCATTAACCGACCGCACATAACAGCGCGCCACCACGACGCGCACAGACGCGTAAAATAAACCCTGTCACCACGTCTGGCGCGCAGTGCTATCCCCGCCTCGCCTGCGCGCTTAACGGGGCGCTTTTAATGCAGGTGCATCAGGAGCCCCGAGCCGCGCCAGCGCTGGCGCTGGCTGGCAAACGCTGGACTAAAAAACGAATGCAAACTCATGCACCTGATGCATGCGCTGCTAAAACGTAGAAAAATGGCAAAAAAAATCACCCCCGAAGGGGTGATTTTTATGCGTACACAACCTGTCTGACTTGTGGGTCTGGAAGCAACATAATAGCCTCTTCCAATTCCCGTCCTTTAACCCATTGCACTACACTGCTTGCAGTCTTAATGACCTTGACGCAAAAGACAACAGCCAGTACGAAAGGCAACATGTAAAGCAGTAACATCAAACTATTGAATACCAATACATTTTCAAGCACATGACCAGATTTAATCAAAACTTCAACGATTTCCTGATCGTCGCAACGTTTGAAAACGTCTACTTCACGCTTGATTTTCTGTCTGATCGCAGGGTCTTCTGCAACACGCTTCTGAGCTCGAAATTTGTTAGGCAACGTGAGCAAATGCAGCCTGTTGATAGCGTTGTTCAATGAATCATGCACAAGCGTAGCAGCTTGTACTGAAGACTCTGAACCACCGTCAATAATTCTTTTCCTGGCTACATCACGTAGTGCAAACAGTTGATTTCTATAATGAAGTCGGATTGATGGTAAAATAATCCGCTCATAAATAAAGTGTGCTGCGCCCAAACCCAACAGCACGTAGAACAGCACTGTTAGCATAAAAGCTCCTTAATCACATTTTTTACTTATCGCTTGTACCCAAGGCCTGATGAGTCTGTTTCTGCTGATACTTCGTTTTCTCGTTCCCGATTCTTTGAGCTTCAGAGCTGAAACAGCGTCTCATGACGCGTGCATGTGCAGCCCAAGCCAAAATCAAGATTCCCGAAACAGCCCAGCCAACCAAGGCGTGATCCTTAAAGCCGTCAACGATAGAGAAGGCTAAACGTGTTAAATCACCCTCTGGCAATCTCCACGCGGCAATCATTAAAATGATGCTGATCGTGATGGGTATCAGTTGTCCGTTTGACATGGCTCTCACCATTACGTCACGCCATGCTTGAGCCCACGTGACCTGGACCTGATTTTTGTTGTTTTTCTGCTTCCCCATTTTACCCAGCCGCTGGTTACATTTGAGGACGCAGATAGTACAACCCACCACCATACTCAGTCAAAAAAGTCTTTCGGAATTATGACTAAAAATTAGTTCTTTAGTTCCTTCCTAGACTCAAGATGTATAGCAAATCACGCCCCTCAAGCAAGTAAAATCTCCTCATTTCAGACTCTTTTAACCTCAAAACACCACATATTGTGGTAATTATCTATTGCACCACTAAACAATAACGGCATTTTTTCTAATCATGTACACGAATCATCTGTACTCATTATAGGACAACATTTTCGACGCTAACGCCTCGCCTGCTCGCTTAACGGGTCGCTTTTAATGCATGAGCATGAGCATGAGCAGCCCTGAGCCGCGCCAGAACTGGCGATGGCTGACAAACACGGGAATAAAAAACGAAAGCGGAATCATGCACCTGATACATGCGCCGCTTAAAAAAACGGGATAATCGCGGATAAATGGCATAAAAAAACCGACATTCTTAGTGCCGGTCTTGTGGCTGAATGCATGTATCAGTTTTGCCATGAAATGATGTCGTCCAGACCTGAGAGCAGGTCGGGAAAATAACTTTCATCAATATCGAGGGAACCCTCAAGCGTAATACTTTCAGCATGGTTTTCAGGCTTTAGTTCCATGCTGACGCCAACAGCCCCGGCAAAATGCGCCTGGTGAAGCTTAAGCGCAACCTGCTCGAATGCTGAGGTTAAATTAATATCCTTAACCTTCACCCCATTCTTTAAGGCCTGATAGAAACCCTGCGTATCATTCCTGAATTGCTCTAACTGACCGACAAAAAACTCTGCTGCAAACTCGGTTTTTAAGGCAGGAATTGAGAACTCAACCCATACCATAATACGGCTATAGGCTGGTATCTCGGGCTCACTCACTCTTTCATAAGGCGTTAATTTCAGATGCCTGTCACCGCTGGTGATATCTATCATTATTCCCCCTTCACGGCATGTACTGAAAATGCATGATAGTCCAGTCAGCTTCTCTGACTAAAACCTCAAGACGGTATGACTTGTAAATATATGAGCCTTTATTTTGCTTGTTCTCAACAAGTTTATACATACGCGCTTCATATCGAAAAAGGCCTGGTTTTTTAAGTGGGTCCGGCGTTCGGGTGCCATAGCGAATGGCCTTTTCCTGAATCTGTAAAGGCACATAGCGACCGGGGTTTAGCATGTGTTTTGCTGATGACTCACTCATCCTGAGCGCGCGAGCTGATAAGCCCATTTTCAGACGACCACGCAAGAGACTAATGGTGGCCTCACTGAGTCTCACCGTTACGGCAGTTTTAACACCACTCTCCAGTAATGCCTGACCCGCACGAAAAAGACGAAATACACCAAAGGCAATTAAAGCGAGGTCAGTTGGATCAATCAGGGGGGCTTCTAACGGTGCTTCTTCCAACCTGACAAACATGCCATCGGCATCATAAATTTGCCATAGACCGGGAGCCTGAGAGACGGAATAACCAATACACATCCCGCTTTCGTCATCAACGATGGGTTTTGAGTTCAGAGGTGGGTTGCGGGGGCGAAATTCAAAATATTCACCGGCTGGCAATGTTGAATGGAAGGTGTAAAAACGTCCGGGCTCGTCTGTAATTAATCCAACGCTCATTGTCATGATTTCCTTTTGGGTTAACCTTTAGGCCATCATAATGGACGTTTTTGCTTCAATCTACTTTTCCGGACTTTGATTTAAACACCTCATCAGCTAACGCCTCGCCAGGCTCGTTGTTCAACACCACCGGCACTGAAAGCAAGTTTCAGCACCGGTGGCGTTTGCTATCGTCGACGTGGCTGCGGAATTATGGGACCTCTCGCCAGTGCGAACACCTCAATTTTCGGATTGCTGATGTCGAGACATTTCCCGTAGCTATCCCGAACAATTTCGGCACACCCGACCAGCTCGGGTGACCTAAATCGAATGCACACCAGTAATTATCTGTATGAATCAAATAAGTTTTCATAAAGTCCATTCCTGTTGAATTAAATTTCCCGGCCACTCATTAGCAGCCGGATATCTGAATTTTTTATCGCCATAAATCACCGTTGCCCCACGCGCCAGCGCATCGAGCTCCCACCGTTCCGGGGTAATGCCCTCCTGAGCCAAATCGAAACGAATTTTCGCGACGCGATCCCTTTCGGGTTTCGTCATCCTGGCTGATGGCGCCAGCTCGCTCGTTTTGAGCGGCGCATTGCTACTTTGCTGTCGATTTTTGCGCGGCGCCCCAGTTTTTAATGCGCCGTTAAGCACCTTCACGACGTCCGGCTCATTCCAGCCGATTACCCCGCGCTCAATCAGATTTAACACCGCTGCGGCTTGCTCAGACGGTGTGGGGGTCATAACTGGATCGTCACCGCCGGTGAGTTTTCCACAGTTATTGACAGGACTCCGAGGCGCGGCGAAGCCGCTTTTTAAGGTCAAAGGCTCAACGGCCAAAACCTTTGGAACGATGCGCCATTCGGCTGTACGGGTTACACGGACACGGTCAGCCCCAAGGTGAGGGGCATAAATACCGACCACCCTCTCGATATCTTCCTCGTATTCGTTGACCTCATCCGTCACCTTACGGGCGACCCTGACGGCCTGAGCATCACGCTTAATGTTTGCTCCTCCCTGCGCGATGATATACAGGTCAAATTCACCTTCATCAGCAGCAGCCCGGACAGCCTCGACACGATCGTCAAACTCACTGGCGATACTCACGCCGCGCGGCAGCTTGCGCAGTTCGCGGTAAGCGCCCATCGTCGGGAGGCCAATTGGTTTAAACTGCGGGATGCGCCATGTAGACGCCCATGCGGTGACGGCGGAGGCTGTATCTTTCAGGGGCTTGCCGGTGTCGTGGTCGAGCTGGCCGTCGAGTGCGTAACCGTCGATATTTTTGGCAATGTATTTAGCGATATAGCCCGCCGCGCCGCCCTGATTAAGATGACGTGACTCAAAGCGCTGTTTTGCCGCGCCCTTTTCATGACCGTCCTCTTTGAGGGCATAACGACGCATAATTTCGTTGATGGCTTTACGCTGACCGGGTTTGCAAAACAGCATCATGTGCCAGTGCGGCGTGCCGTCGTGGTGCGGTTCGACAACGCGCATCCCGTAAACCTCTAAATCGTTATCTTTGAACGCGGTGCGCATCAGGCTCCAGATTCGGCACAGATAGCGCTGACCGTCTTTTGGCGTGAATGCGCTTTCGTTCCAGCCGTGATTGAGCTGCACTGTTTTGCTGTCGCCTTTCCCGACCTGTCGGGTCGGGTGGTATTTTGATGGTGTGGTTAGTGTGATAAACATCCCCACGTCACCCACGCTGGCCGCGTAGCGCTCAATCCCGGCGATAGTATTCATCAACTCCATTCGACGGATTTCAGGGTTAGAAATACTCCCCATGACTTTGCTGATGAGGTCGATACGCTCGCCGGTGACTTTGTTTTCGAGCTCGCAGGATTTCAGGTATTCGAGATTAGCTAGGCGGCGCGCGTGAACATCGCGGATCGCCATTTTGCTGGCGTAGGGGGAACGGTCTTTATTGACCTCACCGGCAGCAATGAGCAGCGCCTCGCGCCAGCGCATACGCTGCGCCTTGAGCTGGTTAACCCACCACTCATCCTTAATCAGACGTGAAATAGCGGAAAATGCCATGCGGATCGTCATCTGACCCTTACGGTATTTTTTCCAGTACATCGGTGTGAGATTGAAAGCGCGCGCAACACCGGCAACTTTCCCGTATAAATGCGCCTGCGCCTCATCAGTGAAAAGAGTCTCTCTGCCGCCGTGAGCGTGCGCCCATGCATCGCTTAATTCTTCGTATCTGCTCCAGAGTTGAGCGGCGATTCTGGCCGCAAATTTCCTGAGCTCTTTGTCGTTCATATCCGGCAGGCGTGCATATTCATCACGCGCAGATAAAAAACCTATCGAGGCGGATTCATTCATCCCGCACAGCTCATTAACACGCTCAAGACGCGGCAGCAGCTTGCGCTCAAACGTGTTTTTGAGGAAATACAGCCCACCCAAAGGGCTCTTTGTGCGGCGGATGAAGTTATAACGCGAGGTAAACAGCGTTTGCAGGAAAAACGGCAGACGGTCAATCCGGTTTAAAACACCTTGCACCTGACGGAGTTCGGCACGTGTAAGGGGTCTGTCGCGGCCAATGGCCTCGCGGGATTTGTTCCACGGATAAGCACCGACGAAATTCTCACCGGTGCTTTTTGGTAGTGGTGGGGGTGGCGAGGGGGCAACGCGCCCCCGGGTCTCAACGGCCATTAGCAGTGAATGCTTCGAGACATTTTTGACCTAACTGCTCGACCTGTTTCTCTAATTCAGAAAACTGACGAGCTTCGCCGGTTAAAATGTTGTGCAGCACTAAAGCGGAAACGAGCTTGCCAATTGTTGGATAAAAGCCAACAGTATCGAGCCACTCTTTACCGGCATTTTTTCCAGACTTAGCGATTTTCTTTTCCTGCAAAATAAACTGGAACTGGTCGCTGGTAATTACGAACTTATTATCGATAACAATATTAATACTCATACAGCCCCTTATTAACTTATCGCTGATTTAATATAGAGTTGTGAAGCTTTTCGGACTCCTGCCCCAACAGCTCAATGATTTCCGTGCGGTTCATTTCTGACTTGCAAATGTGAGCTATCAGAGAATCGAGCGCAGACGCAAAACGCGTCGCGGTGACTATCTGAGCCTCAACGGTGGCCTGCGCTAACAACTCTTTCATGTTGCTGCGAGGAACTGATATTTCTTTTTCCATTTACCCGGCTCCAGACAAAAAGATGTCCCACGCATTCAAGCGCGTAAAAAATTTCCTTTATTTAATTAATGCAAATATTGCTCGGGCTTAACCGAGGTCAAAATAGTTGGGGCATATTCAAAGAGGCTGAATAACTCACGTAGAGCACGGAATAATTTCTCACGCCAATAACATGACTCTTCATTAACTCGCCAGTAAGGCTGATTAAATTCCTTTTCAGTTAATCCTGCGTGAAGGAATAAAGTGCGGCGCTGGCTTACTGTCAGATAACTTATATACGCCGATTCACTGGCACCGACCTGACGCCGTTTAGAAAACGCACCGCGCAGCTCGTCAATCGCGCAGGCCAGACGCTCACGGTCTACATCGTTCATTTCTTCAAAACGCATGGTCGCGTGACGCTGTTTAAGCTGAGCATGAAAACAGACCGTCAGGCGGTCGCGTTCCATCATCTGATTGTAAAAATCGCAGGAGTCCTGCCAGCGAGCTTCTGCAAGATGTTTGCCGATGACAACGCGCAGTGCAGCAGGTTGTTTTTGTACCAAATCAAGAGTCATCACAGCCATTTTGACACCTCTCTGATTTTCATAATGCGCTTAACAACAGCGGCCAAAATGCCAGGCTTACGGGTGCGGATAATGATGCCCCGACGTCCCCGGCCATGGGTGATGGTGAAGTTAATCGGGTTCGGGCTCTCGTTACGAAGTAACTGAGCTATGCAGCGTGGCTCATTCATAGTCATAGCCCCATCCACAACAACCATGCATCACGTTGTTCTGCCGGGCGGTTATAAAACGCCTCACGCACGCCGCGATTGAACTCAGGAATGAAAACAAGCTTGTCACCGGCACGCGCTTTCGGTTTTGCCGGGTCGCGAAACTCAATGACCGGCAGTTTGTTTTTTTCAATCATCGCTACTACTGCGGTGCGAGGTTTTCCCAGCAATTCCGCGAACTTATCAGGGTGAACCGCGTCAAGCGGATACTGAATAACGTAGTCGTTTGCTTCCATAACACACTCCATTCTCATGTGGTTACATGCTAACCTTGTCAGATCCAGCGGGCTTAGAACGGTTCAGGATGCTTCCTGAGTCGCTGGAGTCATGCCGTAAAAGGTTTCCTTATGGTTACCTTTCGCGGTGAATATAGTCACCAAGGGGAGTCCTTGTCAATGGAGTTAGGTCAAAAACTTAAAGCAGTACGTAAAGCTGAGGGGCTAACGCAAAAAAGTTTCTGTGAAGCTTGCGGGCTGGCACTCGGTACAGTCAAAAATTATGAGGGGGGATATAAATCACCTGGATTACAAGTGGTTATGCAGGTGACAAACACACCTAAATTTCAGAAATACACACTGTGGCTCATGACAGATAAAACCGCCCCGCAAGCTGGTCAGATCGCACCGGCTTTCGCGCACAATGGGCAAGATGCAACAAAATCAGACCACTCCGAGAAGAAGATTGGTTAACGCTTTATAAGCATTACATTTTCACTATTTGTTACCAAGATAGTCATAACCCCACCGGAGGGCTTTCTTATGTCAATTAAGAAGCTCGATGATGGTCGTTACGAAGTGGACATTAGGCCGCGCGGGCGCGAAGGACGTCGCATTCGCCGGAAGTTTGACAGGAAAGCCGAAGCACTGGCTTTTGAGCGCTACACGCTGGCAAACGCACAGACCAAAGAATGGGCGGGTAAGCGAGCGGATCGTAGAACGCTTTCAGAGTTGCTGGACGTATGGTGGAAGTATTACGGACAGAACCATGAGCGCGGAACGAAGGAGTTTAATCATTTGCTAAAAACCATTGGTGATATGGGAGACATACCAGTTACAAGGTTAAGCAAAAGAACACTTATGGATTACCGTTCAAAGCGGCTTAGTGAGGGAGTCAGCGCATCGACGATAAACCGTGACATGTACCGCTTATCAGGCATGTTCACGAAGCTGATTCAACTTGAAGAGTTTGCTGGGGCGCACCCCGTTCATGGTTTGCCTCCGTTGGCAGAGACTAACCCTGAAATGGCTTTCCTTAACAAGGCAGAAATTGCGCTGCTGCTTAAGTCATTTACAGGTGATGATCTGCTGGTTGCCCTGCTGGGGATTAGTACCGGCGGGCGGTGGTCAGAGCTGGCAACACTCAAACCGGCACAGATAGTAAACGGGCGCGTGACATTCCTGAAAACCAAAAACGGAAAAAAGCGCACTGTACCAATTTCATCTGAACTTGAATCGCTGATAAAGAAGAATGCCAGCGGGAATCTGTTCAACGTCGATTACGTGAGTTTTTGCAAGGTGCTGAAGATGGTTAAACCCGATATTCCTGCAAATCAGGCAACGCATATCCTGCGTCATACCTTCGCGAGTCATTTCATGATGAACGGGGGCAACATCATTGCATTACAGCAAATACTGGGTCATGCAAACATCCAGCAGACGATGACTTACGCGCATTTGTCACCGGAGTACCTGCAAAATGCCGTTGCATTGAATCCGCTTTCAGGAGGGATATCGCTGTAG